ATTGGTAATGGCAAACGACATATTGTTTTCAAAGAAAACATCAGGCAATGCATCTGTTGGCTGAGTCTCAAATATTAAGTTCTTATCTGCTCTGAATACCACAAAGTTTGCTTCTACACTTGAAGCACGAGCGTTAGGGTATCCAACTCCGGTACAAGGTAATGTACCCGTAATCATTAATTGCAGTTGATTGGTTGATGTATTTCTATAAAACTTATAGTAGTTAATACATAAATCAGTTAATATATCTCCTGCAGTATTTGTAATTCCCGGAATAAATTCATTGTCAGGAACGCATTGACCGGCATCCGCAAATCTTTCACCGTCATTTAAGAACTGCTCAACGTTATCGCCAACAAACCACTCGTACATATTGTCGTAATCGTTTGAAGCAATTATTGTTTTTTGTAAAAGGTTAGTTCTCTTTTCGCAAGAATCTCCAACACCGCTTCTTGTTTGGCTAATTGTCATTACAATCCTGCTACCTGCAGGTATGCTGTAATCAACCCAAGCTGATGTAGCTGTGTCGTATCTATTCATTGGATAATACAGAATAGGGAAATCTCCTCCTCTTGGAGAAGTAACACTTTGCTTACCCGGTTGTATGATAGCTAACTCGTCCTGAATAATATTAAAGCTATTAGGATTTATCTTCATATAGATACCTGCAGGAATTGGTATAAACACTTCCGGGTCTAATGCACTTGGTATCTCTATAAAATTAGATGTCTGACCGGACTTCTCAAGCACTGTTGCATATACGCAATTTGCAGTTGGTCCTGTAGAGTCAGCTTTCACAATCAATCTATCACCCACCTCTACCTTACGTGCGTTCTCTCCCTCAAGCAAGAAGTATGCGTTATTGGTTATTGGGTCTTGGAAGAATATGCTACAATAAATTGTCTCATAATTTTCTTCGTCAGGCTTAATAACAAACTTATATCTTGTTGCCCAAGCGGGAGGACTTTGAGTAGCAGGGATGGTTACTTGAAGAGTATTCTTAAAAGCAGATAATCCACAAGGAATATGCTCAGTATTATTAGGACTAACAAGTGCTGTTGTTGCTCTATTAAATTCATCCATATACACAATGCCAATCTCATAGTCACGATTGCTATGTAGGCTCTGTGTGTTTGCAATTTCTTGGAAAGTAGCTTTTGCAAATGTCACTTCATAATACTCATAAAAAGTTTGAGTAGGAGTAACAATATTATTTACATACCTCATTGCAGGAAATTGGAATCCAATCAGACTGCTCGCAGGACTTGTTATAATAGATACCGGTTGACCAACAGCACTAATACCACTACCATTTTTGGTAAAAGCATCTAAGTTGTTAGGAATAGCGCAGTTAAATGAATCGGTAAATGTAATACCATTACAAGCATTTGCTACTGTTTGTATATTAGCTGCCGTACCTACTGCATTTTGGAACTCTACACTTGTTGCTAATTGATACACTGATGTGTATGTAGTAGATAAAAAGAACGCAAAGTTCAATCTAACATTCTGTGTTGTTTCTGTAGGAAATGGAGTTTGACCTGTAAATTGTGAATGGTCAATAGCTATCTCTACGTTTATTGCGGAGCCGGCAACTAAATTCTTACCTGCTAAGTCTATAGTAACAGTAGCATTCGCTATATTAACACTTCCATTAATGGTATAGTTGCCTGACACAGTTGCATCAGTTAGCTCCTCATTACCAATTGGAGTGGATACCAAAGCTGTAGTGTACTCAAGTTTTATTGGAACACCATCATTATCAATCAAATCATATCCCTCTACATAGTTACCATACATTAGTCTATTGCCCATAATTGTTTGAGCCTTAGCGTAACGTGGAACGTTATCGTACAATCTAAGTATTTCATACTCAGGAAGAACCGTAAATATCTTACTATTTGTAAACGTATAAGTATAGTCAGTATTATTAGCAAGTCCTAAATTAGACTTGTCAAGTTTCTCAATAACCTTTATGATATTGCCATTTGATTGCTTAAACAATAAGTCTACACCAACTACAAGAGAGTCTCCTGAATTGTATGTAATTTTTGCTGCATTGCAAATGTTGGTCATCCCTTCGTTAAGGAAACTTTCCACGCTAAACTCAAAAGGATTGGGAACGAAAGCAGGCTGAGACCATTGTGAGGTAGCACTGTACTCCCCATCTATATATCTGTATCTATATGCAAAACATATAAATCTTGTATCTAAGTAATTCTCCTGACCATTAGTTACAAAAGGCTCTACTAATGGAGACTGTACAGGTGGTTTTTTAATCACAAGTATAGATTCAGCTGTAATTTGGTCTATGTTACTAATAGGATTAGCGTAGTTTCTTCTTACGTTAATTACACGTGGAGCGTTATAGTCATCGGTAAAATATAAAAGACCATCAATAATATTAACTCCCGTGATTAAATAAGTAGGATTAAAATTAAGTGTGGTATTAACATTGCCACCATCATTAATACTAATAATGTGGTATGTTAAGATATTAGTAAATACATTAAAGGAAACAATCAAGTCAAGTTTGCCGGTTAATCCAACAGGGAAACTTGAGTCGTGTACAAACCAATACAATGTATCGTTGGCACTATCTTCAATAGAACCGATACATCTTGCGTTAGCACTAAGTGGAGTACCATTAATATATTTTAATGTAGTCAAAGGCAGGTTGCCTTTTGTGTTTTCAATAACTCCTAACTCAGAATTTTCTGTAGACCCCATTCTGATATTCATAGCATCTATGTATTCTCCATCAGGTAATAACCTTTGGTCCATTACCTTATTCATCCTACCTGCTATAAAATTCCTTGTAATGTTTGCCATCTTATTTTATTTGCTTGTCTAATCCTCTGAGATTCATTAATAGTCTTCCCGGATGAATATTGCTAATTCTAATTTTTGCGTTTCTCAACAATGCACTTTTCTCCTTACGAGCACGAGAAACAATATATTCTTGCACACCTAATTTAGAATTTAAAATGTCATATTGAATAGAAGCGTAAATATATTTTTCAAATAATTTATTAACGGTAATCAAAGAGTTGTCTCCTTGTTCCATACCATCAGACACATACTCAAGAATACATTGCTGACCTGACATTGATGAATCAAAGTTGATAACACCACCTTTTCTGTCAACATTAAAGGTAGGATTAAAATTTGCTGTCTCAGTATTAAGACCATATGCTGTACCAATGTTGTAGTCAAAATACCACATACCATCGTAGTTCCAACCTAACTGTCCGTTAAATTGGTTGCCTTGGTTTAAATAAATACTCTTCTTAGTTTTAGTTAATCTATCAAAGTCAATATCAGAATACTGAGGACTTAATGCATTACCATATTGGTCAAATAAAATACGACCTGTATTATCTTGTAAGTATGCTTTAGATGATAGCGTTTGAATATTCTCAGTCAATGGTCTTAACCAACCATCTTTGTATAATGAAATACGAACCCAATTGACATAGTCAGAAGGTAAGATGTATCTAAGCATATCAGGTACAGTCAACTCCAATACTTTAATTTCTTTAAACGCATCGTAGTTCAACTCCTGAATAGCACGCTTAGCGTGGAACAATACTTTAAAACGCTCCTCATTGTTTACCAATGAGTGGTTGCCTGAGTACATCAATAAGAAGTTGTTTACAATGTCTTGAAGACTAATGTATTGATACGACCCCCAATTGGCATCTTCAGGTTGTACACCTCCGTTCTCATAGTATTGATATTGTGATATATATGCCATATATTATTTTTTTTATGGATTTTTTTCTTGTTGCTCTTTAGCCATATTAAATTGTACAACATCGGATTCACGAATAGATATACCACAATACTGAAGAATCCTTGTAATTAATTTGTATTCATCTTCAGGAGGTAATTCAAAGTCTTGGTAATCAGATTGTGATTGGTCAAATACAGGCTCACCATTAGCCAAAGTAATATATGTCCACTTTGGAACTTTAGGATACCTAAAATAGGTTGCAAGAACCTGCCCTTTGTTGCTTATAGTTGTAGGATAAAAAGTTAACTCTTCGCCTTGTAATGCATAAATAGGGAACTCTATTGTTGGTTGAGTTAAGTTAGAATTAAGTAGTAAACTAAGTTTACTGTTAATTACCTTTTCTGCTTGATTAATAGTTGAAGAAGAAAATATCGCATAGGCATTTCCTGCCGCCAAAAATATATTTGAATCTAACTGAATTGCTGTATTACTAAGAACTAACACTACCGTAGATACCAAACCTGTAGTAAGATTTGTAACTACATCTCCTGCCGAAAGACCATTGGTTAAAAATGTTGCAGTACTGTCAACTAACTGACTGCTAACTACAGAAGTATTTGTTCCTGTTTTAAGAGTTACAGGCTTGCATTTAACATCCAACAACATATAGGTTAAATAACCGGTAGTTGAAGGTGTAGGCATTGAAAATTTATTAGCAGATATTTTTGAAAGATAATCTGTACGTAAAAAATACTCTAACACCTCCGCAATAGGTTGCTCCATATCAGCATAGTCTACCCCTGATATTCTTGCATTTTCAGCATTTATAACTTTGTTATAGCTGCTAAAATATTCCTCGTAAATTTCCATCTGCGAATTTTGAGCAAACAGATTGAAATCAGAAGGAGATACATATCCGTAGTTGTTTTTATTCAACACAGACAATACCGTATTTCTAACTGAGTTTATCATTAGTTCTTTTTTTACAAATATACATAAAAAAAAAGAGGGCACAATAAGTGCCCTTCTTTCTAACCATCAATCAATAATCAAAATATATTACCCTAAAAGTGCTTCTAACATTTTTAAGGAATCAAGACCTTCATCGCTTTGTAAGAAGTGGGCAACCATATCATATGGGTCTTCTCCAAAAGGAACTGAAAGCATTTTCTTCTTATTTGTAGAGGTATTAAACCACACCTCTTTGTCATTGTTTCTGAGTATCAATAGCTTATTCTCAAAGAATAAACGAACTTTTGCTTGGAACTTTAATTCAGGGTCATTCAAGATATTCAAGAAGTCTTTTGGCTCTCTCTTAGCGAATATCAGGATGTCACGCTTAAGTTCTGCAGTTGATACTGTAGAAGGGTCCTTGCCAAAGATAACTCTTGTAAGAGTCTCGATTTGGTCAATAGACAATTGCTTAGCTTCCATCATTGCCTCAATCTCTAAATTAAGTTCATCAACTTCAGCTGCTGCATCCTTTTCTTTGTCAACCTCTCCAAAGATAACACCGTTTAATGGGTGGTAGTGAAGGAATTGTTGCAATACAGGATTGTTTTTTGGAACTCTTAAAAACCCGTCTTCAAAAATAACAGGTTCAATAATTGCTGTTCCGTCTTGCTCATCTTCAAAAGGTGACTTCTGATTGGTAGAATACCTAAGAGCACGATTAACATTATTCTTCTCGTCAAACCACATTAGTGGGAATCGAGGGTGATTTCTTGAAGCTAAAGTGTAGCTTAAAGGGTTTCCTATTTTTAACTTGTAGACCTTGTCCACAGGTGTTGTAATTTTTGCCATTTTATATTTGATTTAATTTGATTTAAAAAAAAGGAGAGTGTCTTTAAAGACACCCTCCTGTATAGACCTATCGACTATCCATAACGGAATAATACGAAGTTGTTTGCACCTAAAGTACATACGCAACGCTCAGATAGGAAGTTAACCTCCATTGCATCGAGGTCGCTTGTAGCAGCCCCACCGGCAGAACCTGTAATCCAAGTTTTGTATCTGCGGTCTTCAGCTTCAGAAGCACGATATCTTACGTGTAAGAAAGGACGCTTAGCGTTCTTACCCATAATTTGGTCGTATACTGAAGTAGAACCTGCAGGAACCATTAAACCTGTGATAGTACCTGTTGCAGTACCTGCGGTTTGGTTTAAACCACCACGCATTGTTGGGTCGTTTAGGTATTTCCAATCAGACTTGTAGAAGTCGTAACCTCTACGGAAACCTGTGAAACCTAAGTTTAACGCCATATCAACATCGTTGTCGA